ACTACTTTAATAGGACCTACAGCTCAAAGTTTTTCAAATGGCTCAACAAATACTGATGCAATTATAGCACAAACAGGTGTTCCTGCTAATACAGCTTATGCTGCAGGATTAGCAAGACTTTATTTAGGTGGGGGTTTTACTGATTGGTATTTACCTGCAGTTTGGGAATTAAAGATGTGTGTCAATGCAGCAGTTATTGTTAATAGAGTTTTAGGAGATGTTAATGGATTTGCTAATAACTTCTATTGGAGTTCTACGGAGTTCATAAAAAGTGGTAATACTGCGTGGGGGCAGAATTTCTACCTTGGTACCCAGGTCAACGACCCTAAGGGCGCCAGCTACTATGTTCGCGCTGTAAGAATACATAATTTATAAATATAAAAAAATGAAAACATTAATTGGATATTATAATGAACAAGGAAAATATATTGAAGAACTTGTAAATATTGTTGAAAGAACAAATGAAGAATTAATAAAAGAAAAAGAAGAAATGATCATATTATTAACTGAAGAAATAACAAATTTAAAAAAATTATGAAATTTAGAAACAGTTGGAAATCAACAAACAAACAATGGGATAAGATATCTATAAGATTTAGATTATCTTCAGTAGATATATTTACTTTAGAGATAGATATTTCTAGAGAGTTTTACATGTTAACAATATTAAATTGGACTATTAAAAACAGATAACAATAAAAATAAATACCACTTCTATAGGTATGTAAATCCAGGTAATTTAATTTATCTGGATTTTTTTTTGTCTAAATATTTTTTATTTAAACTTTTATAGTATATTTGTTTAAACTTTAAAAATATAAACAATGGAAAATTTAAATACAAGTATGCCTGACATGGAAAATATGTCAAATGAAGAATTAACTCAAAAAAAAGAAGAAATGTTATCTTTTTATGTTGATTCATTACCTTATTTACAAGCACAATTAGATTATGAAAATATTTTATCTAAAATTGATGAAGTTAGATTCAAAAGAGCAAACATACAAATGCAATTTGCAATGATGATGCAAGAAAATAAAGAAAACATTGATGATGAAAATGAAGATGGTGAAGATAGTGTTGATAATATAAAAACAAGAAAATTAAAAAAATCATAAAAAATGGCACTTGTAAATCAAGTTCAAAAAAAGGTAAGATTGCCTAAATGGGATATAATAAAGTATCAAATAATGACATACTGTTATTTGAAAAAAATAACTGTAACTGATTCAGATCTTAATTGTTTGACATTACTTAGTTTAAATGAACCTATTGAACTTACCCATTTTTGTTATGACGCATCTGCAGAAGAAGATTGGATTTTTAAGTCATCACAAACAGTAAGAAATTGTATAAATAAAGCTGAAAAAAATAAATTAGTTATTAAAGATAATAATAACAAAAAAATAATTTTAATAAATCCAACTTTACAACTACAAACAGAAGGTATAATATTATTAGATTTTAAATTTTTAAGTGATGATTCCACAAAAATCTAATATTCTTTATAAAGAATTATCAGAAACATTAAATCATAATGAATTTTTAATAGAAGAAGTAATAGATTTTTATTATACTGAAATAAAAAAAATATTAAGTGAATTAAAATATCCAAGAATTAATTTAGAAGGTCTTGGTCATTTTGTAGCAAAATCTGGTTTAGTAAAAAAATCAATTCCAAAATATAAAAGTATTTTAGAAAAACATGATACATCTACCTATGGAGCTTATTTTAATAAAAAAATGATTGAAAATAAATTAGATCTTTTAATAGAATTAGAACATCAAATATTAATTGAGGAAAGTAGAAAATTAACTTTTAAAAAAAATAAATATGAGTAACGTATTAAAAACAATATGGAAAAATAAAAAAGAAATTTTAGAAGGAATAAAAAACTCAATTATAAGAGATGATTTTGTAGAACAAATTGCAACATTAAGAAATGAAGTTTGTGATTCATGTGAACTTAAAGGAAATAAATGTGCAGTAAGTGGAACAGGTCCATGTTGTAATGAGTGTGGTTGTTCATTGTCTTTTAAAACAAGATCCTTATCTTCATTTTGTCCACATCCAGATGGACCAAAATGGAAAAAAATTATGAGTGAAAAAGAAGAAGATAAAATCAATGAATTATGACTATAGCATTTAAATCAGAAGATCATACATATATTAGTATAAATGATGAAAAAATAAATTGGATTAGCGTTACATCATTAATTAATAATTTTAAGAAAAGTTTTGATGCAAAAAAAGTAGCTGAAAAAGTTTCTAAAAATAAAAAATCAAAATGGTATGGATTAAATCCACTTGATATACAAAATATATGGGCTTGTGAATCATTAAGAGCAACAACATTAGGAACTTATTATCATAATCAAAGAGAAACAGATATATGTTCCTTTGCTTCTATGGAAAGAGATGGTATAACAATACCTGTTGTTTCACCTTTAGATTTAAAAGATGGATTAAAAATTGCACCAATACAAAAGTTGGAACCTGGAATATATCCAGAACATATGGTTTATCTTAAATCAGCTGGTATTTGTGGTCAATCAGATTTAGTTGAGGTAGTTAATAATAAAGTAAATATTATTGATTATAAAACAAATAAAGAAATTAAAATGGAATCATATGTTGATTGGGAAGGAAAATCAGAAAAACTATGTAATCCAGTAAATAATCTTGATGATTGTAATTTTAATCATTATGCATTACAATTGAGTGTTTATATGTATATTATATTAAAGCATAATCCAAAACTAACATCAGGAAACATGTTTATTCATCATGTAGTGTTTGAAGAAGAATCAAAAGATACAAATGGTTACCCTATAACAAAATATAATGAAAATGGTGATCCTGTTGTAAAAGAACTAATTGTAATACCTGTTCCATACTTACAAGATGAAGTTATAAATATTATGCATTATTTAAAAGATAATTTAATAAAAAAGAAAAAATGATAATAAAACTATTTGATATACAAAATGGTGTAGTTGTCCCTACAGAACATTGTTATACATTAAAAGCATTAAAAGATGTTATGGATGAGTATCCTGAAGAGCATTTAAAAATTTATTTATATTTGTTTTATATGAGCTGTCCTAATCCTGATTTAAATCCTTTTTTTTATACTCCTGAAATGGATAAAGAAGATTTAATACTAAAACAAATAGATTCTGATTTTTCAGTAGAAGATGATAGTATTCATATAGCATTGCAGTTTTGTCAAAGAATGTATGAAACACCAACATCTAGAGCTTATAAAGGTATTGCCTCTATGTTAGATAGATTAGCAAGATATATGGAAACACAAAGCATTACAGATGGTAGAGATGGTAATATAAACTCTATTGTAAGTGCTGCTAAAAACTTTGATCAAATTAGATCATCTTTTAAAGGAGTATATAAAGATTTACAAGAAGAACAATCAAGTAAAGTTAGAGGTGGTATTGGTATGGCCTATGACCAATAATCATGGAAGAAATCTATAATAATATACCAACTTGGGATAATGGTCAATGGACTGTTACTGATTTTGAATCAAGAGAGTTATTTTCTAATTTTATTTTTTCTATATTTAAAGAACCAGGTAAATATAATTTTAATGAAATAAGTTTATTATTTAATGAACAAGGAGAATTATTTAGAGAAAATAAAGTTTATTGTACAGCACCATTTAAATCTAAAGACTTTGTTAATTATTGGGATGACCAAAAGTTAAAATGTAGAAAAGGTGTAATCTTTAAATCTAAAAATGATACATGGTTTATTACAAGAGACTACTATATGTGGTTAAACTTTTTACCAATCTTTGATAAAGAACAACAAAAGTTTGACTTTGCAAAAATTAGAGATGCTCAGTATCCATTTGATTCTAGAGAAGAATTTTCTAACTCTATTGCTAAAATATTTTCTGAACCAGGAAAGTATAACTTTGATGATACAAGTTTTCTTTTTAATCAAGAAGCAGTAAAGTTTAGAGAACAAAATGTATATTGTACATTTCCATTTAGATCTAAAGATTTTATAAATTATTGGGACAATCAAAAAGAAAAATGTAGAAAAGGAGTGTTCTATATAAAGGATACCAAGAAATGGTTTATTACAAGAGACTACTATATGTGGTTAAACTTTTTACCAATCTTTGATAAAGAACAACAAAAGTTTGACTTTGCAAAAATTAGAGATGCTCAGTATCATATGGCATTATATGAACTACTTGCAGAACTTAATTATAAACATGTTGCT